TTTCCTACTGTACCATAACTCAAAGATAAACGATTATCTTCAAATCTAGGATTAACTAAATAGTTTTCTACTAGATTATGTTCTAAGAACTTTTTCATTGTCTTGATTAAGACATTCTTATTTATTACCATTCTATAACTCCATTAGCTGATAATGTACCCTTAAGGTCTATAAACTTACTCATAATTACCATCGTCTAATACAGCTTGAGTATAATACGCACCAATTAAACTCTTTATGATGGTATTAATCTCATATCCAAAGATATGAGTCGCATCATAATGATATACACTACTACAACTTAAATCTACAGTAATAACAAGAATAGTCATAGCTGGCTGATTATACTCTAATATGTCTAAGACGCTATATATGTGTTCATCAGTACTAGCTTCAATACTGACTTTATTTGTCCTACTATAACTTATGATTAAGTCTCCAACATATAGATATTCATCCATCTTCTTAAGTCTATTATGACTTATATCATAGATAGCTCTAGCACCATCTTCATCTACATAAATATATTTCTTTATATCCATTTTAACTCCTAACTACTATGTTTTCTTCTACCATATTCAGCGATTAGTATAGCTTCTGCTATATTGTCATTATTGCCTATCAAGTCAGTAGCATCAGGAAATAACTGTTTAGCTTTAGCTATAGAAGATTTCTTATCTTCTCCTATAAGATTGAAATATTTTTTCCATTCTTGACTACTAATCTCTTCATATGGTATTCCTTTATCTATAATAACTCCAAGTAAAATACCATAATTAATATGACTATTTGCTATACCTTTCTGCTGATATTGGTAGACCATTGGTGTCTTACACTTTGGACACGGTTTCTTACCTATCATAGGCTTAATGATAGGCTTTTCCAAATATATCATAATATTTTTGGATTTCTTTCCAATTTTACTATAATATTTTTGGAATAGGTTTCTAAACTCTTCAGGCTGACTTCTATCAGGAATACCTATTACTTCCAATATTTCGTTATCTTTAATAATAGCTATTTTACCTTTTAGTCCTGGGTCTATTCCTATGTAATACATTATTCTTCTCCTACTAATTTAAATCTCATATTATCCTGCATAACTATATTATATGTATGATTAGGTAAGCTACCATATGAATTAGCTAAGAATAAGAATTTTCTTATACCATTCTCATTTGGAGCGCTTAAACCTAATACTTTCCTAGATTGATTCTCTATAGAACCACTTCCTTTCCCAGAAAATAACTTAATATCATTTTCTATACTATCTAATCTTCTTGGTTGTGATACTATATAAACAATGACTCCTGTTTCAGCAGTTATCTTTTGTAGTTCTATCATTGTTTGTTTTATCCCAAGATGTTCATTATAAGGATTATCACAGAAGTGGTCTAGAGTATCTAATACTATTAACTCTGGATTATAAGTATTTATCTGTTCTCTTAACTCTTTCATATCTGGCATTATATCTATAGGCATAATATTAGATAATACGTGATACCACTTATCTAATAACTCATTCTTATGCTCAAAAGCATAGCCTCTAGTACAACCTTCAAGTATCTGAGCACATACGAGAATGAAGTAATCTGCAGATTGTTCAGCAGTATAATATAAAGTTCTACGTCTATTCCTCTCAATAAAATTATCATTATTTCTAAAGTCTACACCTAAGATAAAATTCTTCATTAAGGTAGACTTACCAGCCTTCGTTACACCTATGAGAGTAAGTATCTCTCCTCTTGTTACTATAAAGTCTGGTGCACCAACAGTTCTACCTAAGTCTATACCTTCTTTTAATTCCTTAATGAAATCTCTTTGTTTAGCTAAATTGATAATATCATCTATAGAAGGAGCTTCATCATACAGCTTATGCTTCTGATAATGTATACATCTAGTAGAGCAATTCTGACGCATTAGCTTATTCTTACAACCATATTTATATTTCTTTTTATAGACTTGTTCTACTCGTTCTATAACCATCTGTTCTTTTAGACTGTTATTATTCCATATCAACATAAGCTGCTTAGCTAAATCGCTAGGTATACCCATTCTCATAAGATGAGATGCTAATACTAAGATAGTATTATTTCTAGTTCCTTCTATAGGACCTTGATTAAACATCTTATAGATACAGGCATAGTTATTTATTGGTTCATTGTAAGTAGTAAATATTGGTATCTTAGGTATTTCTGTGACTACATAACTTGCTAATTGTTTATTACCATTATAGTAATCTAACCAATTATAATCTAATCTCTGAGTCTGAGCTAAGAATCTAATGAAGTTTAAGTTCTCATACATAACTTCATCTCTTGATACAGGTATCTTATACAGGTTTACTTTCGGATTTAAACTATATGGACATCTTAGTAATGCTGTTCTCATATAAACAGCTTCATCTATGAGATTAATAAATCCTAATTTAGTAGCCATATTAGTTACAGATTGTTTAACTATATATGGTAAGTTTTCTATGCCATCTTCAAAACCAAAACAATCTTTATGTATCAATAGATGAAAGCCTCTGCCAGAGAAATAGATTTTATAGTTATGTTCATTTAAGCCTGCACTTTCTAATTTAGTAATAACAAATCTCAAGTTTAATAATATCTGCTCATCAGAATTATCTATATGATTATCAATATCAATAGGTACCCAGGGTATACTATACTGATTAAACCAATTAGCTGGAGTCTCTTCATTCATTATTTCTACATCAGAATCTCTGTATGTATAGACAGACATAGCGCAGGGAGTATCACCCTGCGCTATTATCCAATCATATACATCTTCGTCTTTAACTAATATACCTCTAGGAGAGTTAAATTTTTCACCTAGTGCAGTCTCATAGTACATACAATCTCCTAGAATAATTTACGAGTAGTATTTGTTTTAGGAATTGGATTTTCTTTTGATTGTATATACTCTTTATCTCTTTCGTAAGCTGCTTCTGCTTGCTTACGTCCTTCTTCTGTGAAAGGATAGAATCTTAAACTAGACTGAAAGTAGCTACGATTATCTTTACCCTTGACTTTATAGACATATATATACATATATGCCTCATCATTTTTGAGCTTTAATTCTACTAGATAATCAATTATCTTTTCATAGTCTAGTTCTTTATCATTAGCATCTACGAATTTACCTTCAGCATTAAAGCCAGCTTTACTATCACCTAGAGCATCAAGTATCATATGAATATCTCTAATACCCTTACTATTCTTCAGGTCAAGATTACCTTCAGAATCTTTAACTATCTTTACTGGTACATAAATACTGAAGTCTCTTTCATAACCTTCAGGTCTAAAGTCAAAGCGCATTACGAAATTATTACTTAAATCTCTCAGGTGTTTCATATTAGGTAAATCATTTATTTGGTCATAATAACCAAAATCAATAAGCTTAGCTTTCAATACGCCTGTAGGTCTTGGTACATAATTATGATTAATGTCTATTCTTGGCATTTATTTCTCCTTACCTTCTAATTTTTCTGCATACTTCAAACATTCTTTAGTTAAGACTTCATATAGTGTAGGATGAGTCTTATTCCACTTAAATACTTTTCCATTAAGAGGCTCAATTCTTGTACCTAAAGTGACTTCACCAAAGCCTCTTACATCAAATAGATAATTACCACTAGCATCAACAGTAAACATACCTATCAATTCAGCTTGATGTCCTAAGGTTGTGGCTAATTTCTCGTGAATCATAGGAAGCTTCTTCACTATAATATCTCTACCATTCTCAACTCTCATAGTCTTTTGAGTATGTAGATTACAAATTAAGAGACCAGTATCTTTTATTATATCAAGAAGTCTATCCTTAATCCTTAATGAGGTATTTCTAGCTCTAGCGATACCTTGAGCATAAGGTATCTCTTCAATAGTCTGTACAGTCTGCCACTTAGGATTATCAAGCTCTGCGTCTTCTGCTTTCATTTGAGCTAATGTATCTTCGTTAACCCATTCAGCTAGCTTATCAAAGGTATCAATTACAAGCGTGGTCTTACCTGAATCTTTCCAGGTCTGTTTCAGAATAGCTAGCGCTTCATATATAGAGTATGCAGGCTGAATATTACCACTGCTATCTCTAAATCCACGTTTCTCAGGAGGTATAATATTACCTTTCTCATCTTCCATTGGATATAATCCGTGTATAAGCATAGTAATATTCTTATCA